ATTAAATTAGTAGTTCCAATTTTATTACGAGCTTTAATTACTACCGTCTCATTATCAACAGATACAATAGTGAGATAATCAGTATCTATACTCCAAACTACGGTGTCTCCCTCAGAATATCCTTGTAAAATATAAGTATTAGTTGTCATAACTTTTACATTACTACTACCAATAATTTCTAAAGGTAAAGTTTGTGATTCACTTGTTACACCTATTGAATATTCAAAAGGAGTTGTAATTCCTTCATAAGTTATTTCAATAGTCGCAGTATCTAAAATATCAAATGTGATTGCGCCATTCGCATATGAGCAATTCTCACAGACAATATCATAAGGAAGAATTATTTTTTCGCCATTGGCGTATAAAATTGGTTCAAATGAAAGAACTGTATTTAGTTCTACGGAAGTCAAATTAGTTAATGAAGAACTAATTGTGTAGGTATTAATAATCTTTCCATCGGCAATATTATTAGTAGTATCATCGGCATCTCTATTAATTGAAGTCTCTAGTAATTGTAATGTTACTAAATTCTTATAAGTATAATTATCAATTGCCTGAATTTCCCATTTTCTATTACCAACAAAAATTTCAAAATATCTATCTAACAATTCCATTCCCGCACTATTTTTAGGCATCATTAAATATAATGATTGATTTGGTTCATCGTATTGGATTGAGTTCTTTACACCATCAGTAATAATTGTTTCTTCTGGACCTTTTACACAAGCCCATTCACTAAAATTTTCTCCTGTGGTGCTATTAACCCATTTAAGTTGATATGAAGCTTCACTTATATAACCTTGAAAAATACTTTTTTCAGTTTCCTCTTGGTCAGTAATTAACCATCTAGAACCATTTCTTTCCCAATAAAGAATATCTCCAACTGCGCAAGCATTATCTAACAAAGTTGAAAAACTTTTCTTTTCAATTTTAGGTTGAGTATTAATTCCAGAAATTAAACAAAGAAATTGTGTACCTTCTTTATTTGAAACCAACTCTCTATTATATCCTCGTTGTAGAGCTATTTTAAAAGTTTTCATTTTATCTTCTACTAACTTATCAAGAGAAATTGCATCATAAGTTGCCAAACGTTTTTGAAATAAATCATAGGTACTCATTATACAACCTCCTTACTTAATTAAATTAGTACATTCTAAAATAGTTTTTCTAAATAAATAGAAATCCTTTTTACCAGTTAAGATTTTTAATCCTTCAAGTTTTGCTAAGAGAATTGCTATTTGAAATTCTTCAATTTCTTCAAAAAGATTGTCCATTTCATGGAATTCTTCTATTACAGAATCTAAATAGCCTAACCAATCAGCGCCCTCGTCGCGCATGGGTAATAGTTTAAAAATCATATTAATAATTCGTTTCTTATATAATTCTTTTGTATTTTCACTAAATTCCATTCCATACTTAGTTCGCATTATTGTTTTCCTCCAAGCCCTGAATAATTTGGTTTAATATAACCATCTGAGTCTGTATTGCGACGTTTATATAAACGTTGTAAACTCTTATTATCAGTTTTAAAATCATTTTTAAAAGTTAATAATTTTGCCAAATGGTTTGCTTGAGAGGTTAATTCAAAATCCTTTGAACTATACTTCTGTTTAGTAACATCGCAAGTAGCGACCTGTCTAACAATCCATTCAATAGTCATTAAATTAGCAAAAATTCCAATTTCTTCTTGTGTTAAAATAAAATTGAATTCTGCGATAGTAGCTTCTTCACCTACTACTGGGGTAATTGTATAATCATAGAGTTTAAAACGAGGAAATTCAAATTTAGGAATAGCCGCGAGCAGTATATTCTGCAAATCCGCGGCTGTTTCCTCTTGTGTCCATTCTAGATACATATCATCTGTAACTAGATTGTAGAATGCGTCATAAATAGTTTGAAATGGAGTAACATCTGCATATCTTTCAGCTTCAGTCATACATTTTACTCCTTTCTAAAAATTTATTTTACAACATTGTATTTTGGAAGTTTAGATTTTGTATCAGTATCTTTAGGTTTAATAACTACTGGCTCACTTCTTCTTTCTGAAGTTTCAGTGGTTCCCGCATCACCTGGGTCAGTATCTAAAAATTTCTGATTTAATTTATAAACATCAATTTTAAATTTAGAATTGATAGCATTAATCTTTGCGGTATTGTCTGGCAATTCTTGAATAGCCATATCCTTGATTAAATTCAAAACACCAATAGGTGCAAAATCTAACGCATCAAGTAATTGAGCAGGAGTTCCTTCATGAAGTAAGTAATATACTTCTTTTTCAGAATATTCATACTCTGGGGTAGTTTCAATGCCTAATACTACCTGTCTTGCTTCCTCGTCTTCGATAACCAAAAGATTAAGAAGAGTATACATGCCACCTGGGACTGTAGTCAATTCTACAAGTTCACCGATAGAAACATAGTTAAAATCTCCGTCCTTGCCTGGAGGAGAAAAATCTCTACGAATGTGTAAAGATGGGATTTGATATCCAACAGAACCACTTGTTCTGTTTCTCACTGTAACTTTTCTAGTTAAGTCAGTTGTTGCCATTTTAAAAATCTCCTTTTTTTCTTTAATATAATAAAAAAATGGGAGGAAGGAATTTTCCCTCCTCCCAAGGTTTTAATCAGTTATTAACCTGAGATGCTAGATTAGGCTAAAGAACTATCTGTGAATACACACATATCGTTTGTAGCAAGAAGAGCTACACCGAATTTCTTGTAAGCCTGAATTTCGCGTGAACGGTCTGCATTAGCAAACTCGTCGATGATTGTTTCGCCCTCAAAAGCAATCTTAACAGGTTTGTCATTTCCTGTAACAGGAAGAATGTATGCTTTAGAAGCATCAATAACCTTAACTGCATTTGTTTCGTCTTCGAAAGACTGAGGCATAACAATAACTTTAACACCCTTGTAGATACCAACATATCCCTGGCTTCTCATAGCTGTCTTATCTTCATCAGAAATCCAGTTTGCGCTAGGAACAATCTTAGTAGCTAACTCAAGAGTAGCATAAACAACAGGGGTACCATAAGCACGAGCAACGTTTAGAAGAGCGTCAAACTTAGTCTCGTCGAAACCAGTGTTTGTAGCCTTATTAGCAGCAGGAAGCTGGTCTTCAATAGCTGCCATAGCTTTTGCGATTTCAACATAGACACAGTCGTCAAGACCTTCCATAAGGATGTCAAGCAAATCTGCGAAGTCGATAACGCCGTCAAGGAATTCCTCTAAACCAATCTGAGCAGCTCCGCCGTAAGCAGTTGTTTCAATATCGTAAGTTTCCTTATCGAGTTTGAATACTTCATAAATACCGGCTAGGCCGACCTTTGTGATGTACTGTTTAGCACGTTTCTTGCCAGTTTTCTTAACGAAAGAAGGTTTGTTGCCCTGTCCGTACTGTTTTACTTCTGCCCATTCTCCATAAGAATCAAGAACTTTCTTAGGAAGAACTTCGTCAATGACTTCCTGCATAATTTCAAAGATGTCATTCTTATTGCGTCTGTAAGCATTATAGCTAGAAGCAAGTGCATTAAATTCATCACGAAGTGTTGAATTTAAGCTTTCATAAGTGTATTCTTTATCATTAAACTTGAAAGCAATTGGAGCCTTTTTATTTGCCTTTAAAACTTGCTTACCAAGAATAACAATGTTATTTTTATCTAAACTCATTATACTATATCTCCTTTCTTAGATTACTGTACGCGCTGTACTTTAAGAGCGTACTGGCCGTCTGGCATGGTTGTTTCTTTTACGACCTGGAATACTACATCAGTAGCAGCTGGAGTTGCTGTCTCAGTAAGAATAGCAACAGAAACAGTGTCGTAAGTAGGAACAAGTAAAATACCAACGCGGCTTGCAGCTGCTGTAGTAACATCAGCTAAGTTAGTTGTAAAGATATCACCAATATTTGTCTTAAAAAGACGAGGAGTGATAACGCCATCAATAGCGTTTGCAGCAAGCATTGCAAAATCTTTATAACCCTGCTTATTTACCTCATAAAGTTTAACTTCGTTATAAACAAGCATAAATTCGCCAGCAGTAGCAGTTGCGTTAACTTCACCTGCGGCATAGTCATATTTCATAAAAGCGCCATTTTCAAGAACTTCAACAGCTTCTGCGCAAGGTAGCTGAGCATAAATCTGAGCTGTTCTCTGAGCAGAAAGATGATTAGGTTCAACCTGACCATAGCCAGTCTTTGTAAGTAATGCCATTTATATTTCCTCCTTATACAAGATTTATTTTAATTTGTTTTCAACTGCCTGCAACCAAGCAGGTAATTGTTCTGTGCTTCTTTGTGGAGTTGGAACAACAACACCATCTGAAGCGCTTTCAGAGATTAAACTAAAGCTGATGCCTTGCTTAAAAGCAATAGCAGAAAGCTTATCTTCAATTTCTTCTACACTAAATTTGTCTTTTGTTTCTCTGACTTTATTCAAAGTCTCTTCGCCAAGAATTGAAAACTTAGTAAAAATTTCTTCTTTGGCAGCATCTTCAGTAGCCTTCTTTTCAGCTACTAAAAGTTCATATTTGGAATTAATATCCTCATATGTTGCTTGTAAAGTGTTGTACTTTTCCTCTAAAGCTGTAAATTCAGCTTTTGAGACAGTCTCTTCAACAACCTCAGGTCCTGTTTCAATAACTTCTTCCTCTGTTTCAGTTTCTTCTGTTACTTCAGTACCTTCCTCAGCCTCGAATTCAGTTACTGGCTCTTCGGTTTCAACCTCTGTAACTTCTTCTTCTGTCTCAGTTGTAAATTCTGTCTCAGTTTGAGGTTCAACAACAGGCTCATTTTCAATAGTAGTTTCAACTTCAGTATCTACAACAGTTTCAACTTCAGTTTCAACGCCAATAGCATTTTCTTCTGTTGGCATTCCTGCGTTACCTCCTTCGGGATTTTTTTCTAGAACCTTATTTAGTTCAAAAATAAATTTCTCAAACTCTGTTTCAAATGTTTCATTCTTTTGCTCTAAAGAATATAGCACCTTAGGAGCACCGATAGAAGCGCCTTCGAAACAAGGCTCTACGTCATCTCCCAAAATACATAATGCAGAAATATTAGCTTCATTAAATATAAAAAATTCTTGGTCTTCATTATCAAACTTTGCCCATTCACCTATTACACTTTCAGGGAAAAATTCCATTGATTGTCCTTTATTATATTCAAGGATTGAATTTAAATGTGGATATCTGCCAGTCCACAAAAAACCATTACATACGAGATATTCTCGTACTACTCCATCCCTATCAGCGAACTCCTGCCAAACAATTGGGTCTGTCTCTGAAATAGCACCATATGGAACTGTTTTAGTAATCATTTTGATACCATTTCGATTTATAATTAATTCTTGACCATGGTCTTCATAGTCATCAATTGCTTCATTATAATAAGCGACAATAGGAGAACGAGGTAGAGTATTTGCGATTCTTTCTCCAACTGGCTTAGAAATATAACTACCATTGCGGTTTTTACCAGTATAAAAAACCTTAATTTGACAAGAAGAAATATAAGGATTTATAGGAGTAACATTAATAATTTCAAAAGAGAAATTATAAGGAACTTGTCTATTTGCCATTATCTCACTCCTTTACGCTTGACTTTCTTTATTTTGAATTGTCTTTTCGGCTAATTCTGTAGTATCTTTTGCCGGAGCACCAACTGTGCCGGAAGAACTACTTTCACTAGTAGATGAATTTTGTTTAGATTGGGTTGAACTGATTTGTACCGGAACCATCTTATTATTTAAGTCTAAAATTACATTTTCATATTCATTTAATGATAAGAAAGTAGTTTGAGACATTCCAGTAGAAATCGCAGGTAATAATTTTGAATATCCTGCAGAAGCTTGTTCTTTATAAACTTTCTGCATTCTTTCTCTGTTATAAATTGATAGCTGTGGTAAAACAATTTTGAAAATAGTTTTTCTTGTAAAAACAATTTCTAAAATATTATTTAATTTTTGTTCATATTGACCTAGTAAGAAGTACATTAAGGCTTCATCATTAGCGATAGATTTCTCAAGTGCAATATTACCATCAGTTGCAAATAACATTTGACTAATACCAGCTTCATTAAATACACCACGTTCAACTTTTGCTAGTGGGTCTTTAGAAGAGGTCGCAGTTGAATTATCTAAATCAATAGATTCGACTTCGGCAAAAGTAGTTAATACGTCAATATTAACAGCATTTGTCAACATGCGGCAAGCATTATTGTGCATATCTTGCGCTTCGTCAAGGTCAAACACCATTTCACTATTTTTATCAAGTGGCATTTTCTGAACGATAATTTTTAGAAGTTCTTGCATTGTCTTCTTCATATCAAGTTGTTTTGCTTCATCTAAGTCTAAAATAGTAGGAATAACAGCTGAAAACATTGGTACATCATTTGTATACAAAGAAAACTTCATGGCTAAATCTGTATCACATAAAAACCATGCACCGCTATCTGTTTTGTCTACTTTTAGAACTCCAGCTTTATAGGCATCATAGTTTGTTTTAAATTCCTTAGGGAATGATTTTAAAACAATCTCTCGTTGAATTGGGTCTGTAAATTGTTCATCAAAATATTTTACATTGAACTCAACAGCATCAAGTCCATTATATTTATATCTTGAACGACAATAATCAACAGGTAGTTCTAATATTGTACCAATTGTATTGGTTTGATTATTAATCATATAACCATAAAATGCACCATTTAAAATAACGCTTAAAGATACTTCATAGAAACTTGTTTTAATATTTAAATTATCTAAATAAGTTAAAACATTACTCATATCTTTTTTAACATTTTTTAAATTATATCCATCTTTTAACATATAAGGATATGCATACCAGTCATAGGTTAATAGTCCTGCAAGATACTTTACGAATCTCGCATAGATACCGCTGATTCCATAGAAATAGTTAGATAAGCCACGTAAGAATTTAACGTCCTGTTCCTCAAGTGCTCTTGTGATTCGGTCATCATCAATATAAATACCTCTATATTTAGATTTCTTAAACTTATCTAATTCAAGAACCGCATCAGAAACTACATCCATACCTCTTGTCCATTTTGCGAAATTCAATTTCTCATTGGGCAAGCCTAAATTTATACGCTGTCTTATTGGAATCACCTCCTGACCTAAAATTATTATACTAAATTTTTTATCGGTTGTCAATTTTTATATTAACGCATATCCTCAGCTTTTGTAAACAAATAGTCATACGTTAATTCATCATATTCCCAATAGGGAACTGTTACTAGGGGATAGTCTCTCTTTAAACAATACTCACGTTTCTTCATATCATTATATTTTTGAATTTGAAGATGTTTTTGACCTCCAAAGTGAGCAACACTTGTATAGTGCTGCTCTCCTTGAAACTCTATTAAAAAATCAATGTTTCCATCATCATCGAAAACAACAAAATCAAAACGCAAAGGTCTTCCGCTAGAACTTACCAAGTCAGGAAATATATATTCTCTTGCATATTTAATATTATTCATTTGTAAAATATCTTCAATTTTAATTTCTCCACGACTAGTCATAAAGTTCTATCTCCTTGCCTTCTAAAATCCATATTTTTTCTCTCTTTTTATAAATAGGAACGTGTATATATCTAGTTCCTTGTAATAAATTTAAAAAAGTGGAATATGCGCATCTATCTTTATAATCTTTATAAATTTGTTTATTAGATTCTTTTACATATCTTTTTCTAATTAATAATATTTCTTCATCTGAAAATAAAGAATTGACTCCATTTCCAATAGAAGATTTTCTAATTGGATAATTATATTCTCCAATTAATATCCAGGCTTTTCCAATATTTATATTAGAAATTATATCTGGACTAATAGAAAATTGTTTTG